GAAGCGATCTTCGGGCAAGGTGAATTCTTTGACATCAAAGATGACATCATGGACGTTAACGGCAATCCTCTGGATGTCGAAGAGATCAAGTTAAAGCTCAATGAAGACTTTGCTCGTGACAAGATCAAGAAGGCTATTGACCAGATCGAGTTGATGGCTGAGATCTACGGTACAGGTATCGGTGAGATCATCGTCAAGTCCGAGAAAGAGTATGCTCCTGCTACTCAAGCTATTCCCGGTATCGTTGGTCAAGCAGCTATCGGTGTATCCGAGCGTGACCGTATGTCGGTTAAGCTAGTGCCTGTTAACCCTAAGAACTTCTTAGTTGATCCTAACGCTACATCCTTGGATGATGCTCTGGGTTGCGCTATCGAGAAGTTTGTATCGGTACACAAGATCGTTGAAGGCATGGAAAAGGGTATCTATCGTAAGATTGATCTCGGTACTGACGGCCCAGACGATGACTTGGAAGCTACCGATGAGACAGTTACCTTCATGGATGGTAAGGTTCGCTTACTGACTTACTACGGCTTAGTGCCCCGTGAGTACCTGAAGCAGCTTGAGAACGAAGAAGCAGAAGTTGCTGACTTGTTCCCTGAAGACTCTCTGTCTGATGACTACGCTGACTTGGTTGAAGCTATCGTGGTGATCGCCAACGGTAGTAAGCTCCTGAAGGCTGAAGAGAATCCCTACATGATGAAGGATCGTCCTGTCATGTTGTATCAGGATGACACTGTTCCCGGTCGTGTGTTCGGTCGTGGTACGGCTGAGAAGGCCTACAATATGCAGAAGGCCATTGATGGTAGCCTGCGTATGGACATGGACTCTCGTGCCCTTACAAGTGCTCCTATGATGGCAATGGATGCTACTCGTTTGCCTCGTGGTGCTAAGTTTGAAGTACGTCCCGGTAAGTCATTCCTGACCAATGGTGATCCTAATCAGATCATGATGCCTTTGAAGTTCGGTGTACATGACCCTGCTTCGGTTGCTGCATCGCAGAACTATGAGCGACTGCTCTTACAAGCTACAGGTACTGTTGACAGTGCAGGTATGCCTTCAGCAGCTCCTCGTGACGCCGGTGCTGGTGGTATGTCGATGGCTATGGCAGGTATCATCAAGAAGTACAAACGTACCTTGAGTAACTTCCAAGAAGACTTCCTAATCCCTTTCATTAACAAAGCTGCATGGCGTTATATGCAGTTCGACCCTGAGCGTTATCCTTCTGCTGATGTGAAGTTCATTCCTACAGCTACTTTGGGTATCTTGGCTCGTGAGTTTGAACAGCAACAGTTCATTGCTTTGTTACAGACACTTGGCCCAGACACTCCTGTGTTGCCTTTGATCCTTAAAGGTATCTTAGGTAATAGCTCACTGAGCAACCGTATGGAGTTGATTGCTGCCTTGGATCAAATGAGTCAGCCTAACCCACAAGCTCAAGAAGCACAGATGATGCAACAGCAGATGGCTATGCAAGCTGCTCAGAGTGACATGGCTGTTAAGCAGGCACAAGCTCAGAAGTATCAAGCTGAAGCACAGCAGACAATGGTTGAGACTCAATTGTTGCCTGAGAAGATGCGTATTGATGTCGTCCAAGCTGCCGCTACTAACCTAGACAACGGTGACGACTTTGAGAAGCGTCTTAAGCTTGCTGATCTGATGCTTCGTGAGAAGGACATTGATAGCAACGAACGCATTGCTGTTGCTCAAATGCAAAGCAGACAGAATAAACAATAACTAACCAATGAAAGGACTCCTCATGGAACAATCCTTACAACATTACTACGAAGAAACATTCTCCATGATGGCTACCGAAGGGTGGAAAGCTCTCATGGAGGACTTAGAGAAGTTAAAGCAAGAGCTAGAAAACATCCGTACGGTCAAAGACGCACAAACATTATCTTATCGTCAGGGCCAACTGGATATTCTAGACCTTATTTTAAACCGCAAGAAGACTTGTGAAGAGATTTATGAGCAACTACAGCAGGAGGAGAGATAAATGCGCCGAATGTATGAGTTTGTTTGTGAAGATAATCACATCTCTGAAGCATTAGTGGATGAAACTTGCAGGGAACTCGCTTGTCGAGCCTGTGGGAAACCAGCCACGAGAATTGTTTCTATGGTTCGTTCACAGTTGGAGGGCATCACAGGTGCTTTTCCGTCTGCGTATGACGCATGGGATCGTAAACGAAGTGAAAAGCTAGCGCAAGAAAGAAAGTCCTCTTACGCTATCCCTGAGTAACCTCAAACGGGTGGGTACTAGTTATAGTATTTACATTTCATAGTCCTATAATCTCTAAAGAAGAGACAGGAGAAAGACAGTATGGCACTTATTGAAACCGAATCGTTAATGGATGGCGAGATCGAGATTGAAGAACAGGTAACAGAGACTCCTCAAGAGGAACAAACTCCAGAACCTGTAGTAGAACAAGTAATTCCTGAGAAATACAAGGGCAAGTCACTAGATGATATTGTTCGGATGCACCAAGAAGCTGAGAAGATGATTGGTAGGCAAGCACAGGAAGTACATGAGGTACGCTCTTTAGCTGATCAGCTCCTTAAACGGCAACTCGAAGCAGATAAAGCACCAGCAGTTGAAAGTGCGCCCGAAGTAGATTTCTTTGAGAACCCTCAAGACTCTATTAAACGTGCAATTGAGAACAATCCCGCAGTTCTGGAGGCTAAACAGGCCAACCTTGAGTTTAAACGGATGAAGACAGCACAGCAGCTCTCTGCTAAACACCCTGATATGGCAACCATTGTTCAAGACACTGGCTTCCAAGAGTGGGTTAAGGCAAGCCAAGTGCGCTTAGGTCTGTATGCCAAGGCTGATGCCGAGTTTGACTTTAGTTCTGCTGATGAACTCTTGAGCACCTACAAAGAACTTAAGCAAGTTCGTAACAACAACGTCCATGAGACAGGTAAACAACAGAAAGCACAAGCTCTAAAGGCCGCTGGTGTTGATACAGGTGGTTCTGGCGAAGTTGCAAAGAAAGTGTATCGTCGTGCGGATTTAATCCGTCTTAAAATGACCGACCCAGATCGTTATGAGCAGCTCCAACCAGAAATCATGGCTGCTTATTCCGAGGGACGTGTCAAGTGATGCTAATCACATCAAGTAATTAATTAATCATTCTTTTTGAAATTATAGGAGTATTCAAATGCCTTTAGGTACTAATAACGTTACAGTCACCACCGCAGCAACCTTCATCCCTGAAGTTTGGAGCGACGAGATTGTAGCTGCATACAAAAAATCCCTCGTCATGGCCAATTTGGTCAAGAAAATGTCCTTCAAGGGCAAAAAAGGTGACACCGTTCACATTCCAGCTCCTAACCGTGGCGATGCCTCGGCCAAGACTGCTGGTAGCCAAGTGACTCTGATCGCTGCAACTGAAGGTGACATCCCTGTCTCCATCAACCAGCACTTCGAGTACAGCCGCTTGATCGAAGACATCGTGGAAGCCCAAGCTCTGTCGAGCCTGCGTAGCTTCTATACTGATGACGCAGGTTTCGCTCTGGGCAAGAAGGTTGACACTTCCCTGATCCAGTTGGCTCGTGGCGCTCGTGGCGGTAACGCTGCTAACCAAGCCTACACTGGTGGTATCATCGGTTCTACCGGCGCTGCCTACACTTCGGGTTCGTCCAACGCTGCTGCTATCGCTGACCAAGGTATCCGTAAAGCTATCCAGTTGCTGGATGACCAAGATACCCCTATGGACGGTCGCGTGTTGGTGGTTCCTCCTGTTGCCCGTAACAGCATGTTGGGTGTGGCTCGTTTCACCGAGCAAGCATTCAAAGGTAACGGTTCTACCCTGATCAACGGTGAGTTCGGTGACATCTATGGCGTGAAAGTCTATGTGTCCACCAACTGCGACACCGCTGCTGGTAACACCGCTTCTGACCGTGTGGCTTTGATGTTCCACCGCGACTGGGCTGTGTTGGTTGAGCAGATCGGCGTCCGTGCTCAGACTCAGTACAAACAAGAATACCTCGGTAACTTGTTCACTGCTGACACTCTGTACGGTGTGGCTGAACTGCGTGACACCTCGGCTGTGCCTATGGTTGTGGTTGCCTAAGTAAGCTTAAGGGAGGCCCTTCGGGGCTTCTCTTTTCTTTAATACTTAGTGAATGAGTAGTAAATAAAGGAGAATAGATATGGTACGCTTTAAGATGGTGGGCAACGATAACCCCAATGCTATTGCTGAAGTTATCGAAGAAGGTAACATTCGTAGCTTTCGAATCAACCCTGAGTGGGAAGAGATTATCGAAGCAGAGATTATTGTAACTACAGAGACTGAAGCTGTAGTGGAAGAAGTTAAAGTTCGTAAGCCTCGTACACCCAAGAAAGAAACTGTAGAATGATTCCACGTACTTTCCCCTCATCTGTGGCCTCTAATGGCAGTACCCAGATGATTGTATACTTTCTTCCTTCTGTGTCGGGATTGACACGGTGGGTTGATTACATTCCAGTTAAGTTCACCACTGTTGCTACAGCGGCTACTGAGAATACCTACAATCAGAATGGCTACATCCCTGTGGTGTCTCTTTCGAGCATCGCAGGCGCTACTCCGTTCAAAGAATACGTCCCTGTGTTCTTGGACAGCTCTGCTGCTGACGCTGATGTGTGGGATGTTACTATCACTGGTTTCATTCCTGTGGGTACTGCTGGTATCGGTGGTGCTGCATTGTATCTTGACTTTGCAGCCACTACTTCGTTAGATCGCCGTATCACCTTCAGCCGCACCACCAACGCCACGGTGACGGGCAGCAACGGCCTGATCCAGAACGCACCGATGAACCTGCTGACGTTCTCGGAGCAGTTTGATAATGCGGCTTGG